GCTCAAGCTATACCAAGCTTGCGTTCGAGCAATGAAAGAACCGTTGAACGGTTCCGACATTCCCCATCTATAGGTAGCACACCCTTGTCAGGGGATACTAAATATAGATTTGATCCTAAAATACCATACATATCAGCAAGCTGAGGTAGGTATTTAAGGACAAGAGCTACTGATCTCTGGTCGAGATCAGGTAGTACCGAATTATCCCAATTAAGGGATGTGGTACTATTAGGATGTACACATTCATTCATAAAGAATGAATTATACATCCGGTTGTAGCTCATGAGGAAAGTACTACGTTCCTCGCCTTGAAGTGAGAGATACTTATAGTATCGATCACTCAGGGAAAGACCATCAGGATTAAAACCGAGACCTCCTAAGAAGTCCGGTATATCCATGATCATCTTTGCAACTTTACGTTGTCGAGGACGAAGTAGTCGGAGAGCCTTTTGGCCTAAAAGTCTCAAGATGTCAATAAAATTGTCATCAGAGACTTTCTTCCATTTGAGTTGGGGTTCAATTGTATCTTTCGATATAATTTTACCACCAAACTCACCTATCACTTTAGATGTGATAGATTTGGAAGAAGATATCGGACAACCCAACAACTTAAGGGTTTTAAGATATCTTAATGCCAAAGAGTCATCAAGTATTATGACATCATCACCAAGGACAAAGAACTTATTGTCAAAGGTGTTGTTGTTCAAACAATACAAGATGATACCATGTGTCAAAGCAAAAGAGCCAAAAGATGGGTATAACCCCAAAGGTTGGCCTTTTGTCCAGGAAATCGTAGAACCTTGGAAAAACCAAGGGGAACGAGAAATTTCTTCAAAAAGATTAATATCTTCGTGAAGATCTGGAAACATGGTACGTAAAACTTCGATTTGAAGGGATAACGGAAAATAATCCGTCGCTCCTGAAAGATCGAAGCAATACACTCGAAGGTTCTCTTTCAAGTGTTGTTGAATAGTTGGAAAACCCTTTGATTGATCAAAGGTACAATCCCAAGGCATAAGCCGAAGGGTATTGTAAATGGTCTCACCTAAAGGTTGCAAAGCAATCTGAAGGATCCGATTAGGATTGGCTACAGCGCGAAGCTTGTAACCAGGTTCCTGAATCAGACCAATTTTTCCAACAGCACTTACCTCATAACTCCATATATCTTTACCTTTTCTGTTAATCTGGATACCAGACATAACAGGGATAAAGATTTTTGGATACTTCATCCATAGATGCCTGCCTAACCTAGTGTGAGTTAAAAATTCACATTGGGAAGCAAAGCAGCTATCTTCACGGATTGACTTACCAAAAATGGTAGGTGCGGTTCGTGAAGAACTAGGGATAAAAGAGAGAAAGGATGGTCTGTTGACCCTAAAGGTCCGAACAGTCCCTAAATCCTTTGTGCTTTCAACAACACGGGCAACCAAGTCAACTGGAAGGTCAACTGGTTCACTAAGAACACCGTCAAGAAACTTCTTGACCTGGGAAGTAGTTAACTTCTCAGATGTGAGCTTAGTGTAAGATCTAAGTAGAGTGGACGCAGAGAAAACAACCTTATGGTTGCTACTCCGAGCGCACTTAAACAGATACGAGAAGATTCCGGAGGGTAAAC